GTGAGCGTCGTGTCGGCGGCGAGGGTGAGGTTGCCGTCGTCGTCCCAGTTGCGTGCGCTCCCGGCCGACACCGTTGCCACCGTGGCGCTGGTGTAGTTGACGTTCAGGCCCTCGACGTGTTTGGTAGGCAGGGGCAGTGCCGCCTCGCCCGTCCCGCCGTTGGCGACCGGCAGGACGCCCGACACGTCCGCCGTGAGGCTGACCACCGAGACCCCGCCGCCCTGCGCGGGCGCGAAGCCCGAGCCCGCCACCGCAGTCAGCGACAGCGCGACGACGCCCAGGGCCGCGAGGGCGAGGCCGGCTACCGACCGGCTCACAGTTCGTCCTCTCGGATCTCCTCGACCAGGAGATACGCGACCCGCGTTGTGGTCGTGCAGGTGAAGTTGTGCGTGACCGTCCGATCAGCGCCCATCGAGAACGTATAGAGCCGCCCCGCGGTGAGCGCCGTCCCGTTGTTGAGCGCGAGCGTGAACGACGTGGCGCCGCTGAGAACCGTCGTTACGTTGAACACGCTATCGGTGGTGTCGAGCGCCACGGTGATCCGGTAGGCCACCGTGGGCGCATTCGGTACGAGCGAGCTGGTGAGGATCGCGGCCGCGCCCGTGACCCCCGAGTCGTAGACGAACCCCTTGCGTTGGGGCCGCGCTTCCGCCGCCGGGATCGAGAGCCAACACGAGGCCAACACGAGCCCCGCGAGCGCCGCCATGGTTAGAACACGCCTCATGCCGTCCCCTTCAGCCGTTGCCGGCGCGTCGTGAGCAGCCAGTAAGCGCCGCCCCCTCGAAGCTCTGCGCGAGCGACCCTGTAGGCCCGCTCGCCGGAGACCGTCCAGGTGTCCCCGCTGTTTGGGTTCACCGGGTTGGTGCCGGAGAACCCGCTCGTAAATTCAGAGGCAGGGACCGTCCACAGGACCTCGTCCGGGTCTAGCTGCCCGTCGAGGTCTTCACCCCGAGCGGGCCGCCTTCGCACTGCGGTGGTGATCGACTTGGTGTTAGCGGCCTGGGCGTAGGTTCCGGTCACTGAGCCCATATAGGACTCCAGTAGACCGTGCCCCGTCTCGCCCCAGTCGCTTACTACCGACATCAATCACCCTTACGGCGCGGAGTTGACGTTGACCCCAACGGCACCCGCCGGGATCCCGGTCGAATTCGCGAATGTCGGCGTTCCCCCGATCGACTGCGCCCGGCAGTTGACCGTGACCCACTGATCTACGCCCACCGCGAACAGAATGGGACCGCTCGCGCCGTCGGTGCCATCGGTGCCGTTCCAGGCGTCGGTGGCGGCGGTGCCTCCTCCGTCCTGCTCCAGGAACACGCAATCGCGGATCGTGAAGCCCAGGACCGCACCGGACCCGGTTGGCTCAGCACGGATCCCGAAGCCTGTGGTCATCCCACAGTAGAAGACGCAGTCTCTGACCGTCGGGCTGACGCAGGTGGCGGCGTTCGCGGTCGTGCAAAGCACCCCGCTGACGGTGTCGATGAACGTGCAGCCCTCGATCAGGGCGTAATCTGCGTCGTCCACCAACTCGACGCCAGCGCCGCCCGCGCTCGACGTCGCGGCGACGTCGGAGAACAGGCAAGACGAGACCGTGAGCTGATCCGCCGCCGCCGTCGTGAGAATCCCCGACGTCGAGGACGTCGTGCCCGTGTGCACGAACCGGAGCCCCTCGATGGTGACGTTCGCAGCCGACACGGTCATCAGGTCGAGCGTGCCCGCCCCGGTGATCGTGTATCCGCTGTTGAGGTTATCCGCCGGGCAGAAGATTTTGACGCGCGCCGTGCTGACCGAGATCGTCGAGGTAACCGTCTCCGACCCGCCGGGCGTGAGGAAGATGGTGTCGTCGGACTCGGCCTGAGTGAGGGCGTACGCCAGCGTAGCCAGGGGGGACGTGGGCGAAATCCCCAAGCTCCCGTTGGAGCCGTCCGCCGAGTCGACGTACCAGATCCGCGCCACCGCAGAAGACCCAGCGACGGCGCCAGGGAACTCCTGGAGCTGACGCAGGCGGTTGCCCTTGCTGACGCTGGTGGCGAAGGCGAGGCCGCCGGAAAGGGCCAGGAGGCCCAACAGGATTCCGATTCGCTTAGTCATGGGATGGGTCCTCGCCTTCCTCGTCGTCGGTGAACATCACCAACGTCGGGGTGGCCTCGGGGGGTTCGGGGTGCGGCTCGGGGGCCGGCTCGGGCTCGGCGGGCGCCGGGGCGGCAACCTCGCTCTCGTGAATCACCAGCCAGGCGCCGCGGTGGGCGTGGACGCCCAGAACGGTCGCGCCCTGGGCTCTGAGGCTGGTGAGGTGGTCGCCCAGGGCGTCCGTCCTCACCGTCGCTGTCTCAACCTTGATCACGCCGCGCCCTACGGGGTCGGGGCCGTAGTGCCGGTGAGGCTTCGGACGACGTAGACGTAATCGCTCGCGCCTACCTCGCAGTCCCAGCCGATCCGAGCCTGGAACGCGATACCCCGCTGCAGGAAAGCCTCCGTGCCCTCCTGAAGGGAGACGATCTGGAACCGCTGCTTCCACTTCCGGATGAACTGCTTGTCAAACCACCCGAGGTAGTAAGCCGTCGTCGAGAGGTCGTCCAGCTTGGGAGTGGTCCGAAGCATGGGGCGGTGACGGCCGCGCGGCCCCCAATCGCTCAGCTCGTTCTCGACGCCCGAGACCATCTCGCTTCCGAGGATCACGGAGGCGACCGACGCCAAGGCGTCAGGAACCAGGAGCGTGCAGCGGTTCATCGGAATCGCGATCCGCTTGCCCCGCGTGTTCTTCATGGCGGCCAGGACGACCCGAATGGCCTCCAGGTTCTCGACGCCGGCCAGCGTGTTGTTGTTGACCTGGGTTCCGCTCGGGGCCTTGGTGCCGGGGCTGTTGGCCGTGGTTGTGTAGAGCGTGGTCCCGGTCGGGTTGTGGAGGACGTAGGGCTCGGCGGCGGCGGCGGTCGACCCGTTGAGGTCGGTAACGCGCTTCAGCGTCAGCTCTTCGATCAGCTCGGCTGCGATCTCGCCCAGGGCGTTGACGCGCTGGACGATCCCCGCGATGTCGTTCTCGTCGATCATCTCCTGGGTGATCGACAGGCGCCGACCGTTTCGAAGGTGGCTGATCTTGTACGTTTCCTCACCGGCGAGGATCTGCGGGTAAGGGTCGCCCTCCTTGACCGACTCCACGCCCAGGTCCTCGCTGGTGATCCCGGCGTAGGTGGAGTCTTTCTTGCGGTCGTCCATGTCGGTGACCAGGTCCTGGCCGACCGTCGGGACAGCGTCGTAAGCGTCGTTGACGCCCGCGACCGTCAGCCCGCCCGAGAGGAGCGGGAAGGCGGACGACATCACCGCGCGAACGTTGCCGTTGGCGCCCTCGACGTGAGCCTGCACCTTGACCCGCGAGAGCGCGTCCTGGAGGGCTCGGACGCTCTTGACGTCCTGCCAGCGGAGGCCCTCGTCGATCAGCTCTTGCGACGTCTTGCTGAACTCGTCCGGGTTGTTCTCGGCGTAGTTTCGCAACTCCGAGACGTTGAGCCCTTGAGCCCCGACGCGGATGTTGGACTTGATCTTATTAGCCATGGTCTTACGCCGTCACGATCTGGCTGAGGTATGAGTTGGACTTCTGAATCACGATGTCGACGGTGGCGACACTGCGGATCGTGGTGCCCGCATCGGCGGAGCCGTCGTCCGCCAGGTGACCCTGCTTGCGCGGGTAGTGGTCCTGCCCTGCCGCGTCGCCGAGGATGTTGGAGCCGCTCGCGCTGAGGGTCTCGCTGTCGCTCCAGTAGAGCGCGGTCCCGAGGGCGGTCGCCGCCGCGGTGTCGATGTCGAACCGAAAGACATCGTCCTCGCGCGGGACGATGATCTCGTAGTACCCGGCGCGGTCGCCGGCCTTGATCTCCTCGTTGGCGATGGCGAAGTACCCGCTGGACAGGTCGGCGTCGGAGTCCATGGGAACCCAGACCGTGTTGCCAGTGCCCGTGAGTTCGAGCATCTCGCCCCGCTTGATCGCAGTAGTGGCCCCGGCGTCGAACAAGCCGAGCATGATCAGCGGCTCAGGGTCGCCGCCGAAGTTCTTGATAAAACGGGCGTTGTTGCTTGGCATGGTTTGGTCCTATCGCCCGTTGAGGGAGCGGAGGGAGCGGAGGAGATCGTCTTTCGAGACGGTCTCCGCGGGAGTGGGGGGAACGATCTCGGCCGGCTCGGTGGTCCCGACCGGCTTGTGCGCCTCGCGGAAGACCGCGAGCATCTCGGCCCGCGCTGTCTCCAGCGTCGCGCCTTCCATGATCAGGCGGGCCGCGACGTCGCGCTTGCCCTCGGGGAGGTTCGTGGCGAGGTCGCGAATCTGGGCGTCGACCACGCGGCGCGCGGCCACGATCTCGGGGACGTCCTCAACGGGAGCCCGGACGGCGTCGACCGTGACGCCGTCGGCGGCCAATTCGCCCGTGGGCGCGGCCTCCCCGGCGGGCGCCTCGGCGGGGGTTGGGGTCGCTGCGGGCACGGTCATGGTGTTTCCTCTGCGTTGCTCGAAGTAGCTGCGCCGTAGCGCGTTTTTGTCGGCCGGAACGGGAACGAGGCTCACTTCGAGCAGCTCCCACTCGCCGACTACCTCAGCCGGCCCTCTGATTCCACGGTGCTCGGCGTCCTCACCGACGAAAACGACCGAATCGAAGTTGATCCGAAAGCCGATGCTCGTCGCGTTGACGAACCCGCCGTCAACCAGACTCTTGGCGCGCTGCGCTCGCTCGGTGTCCGCGAACTCGGGCCGCGCGATCATCTCGCCGCCCTCGATCCGAACCGGGGCGCGGCCTATGACCGAGTCGATCGAGCTGCGGTCGTGGCTGTCCAGCAGGAGCGGGTTGCGCTCGAACCGCGAGAGGTCGGCGCCCTCCATGAGCAGGACTTCGCGGAAGGGGCCGACGGGCGCCTCGGTAGACACCACGAACTCGACCGGCCCGTCGCCGTCGGCGCGGGCGCGCACGGGCATCGAGCGGTAAACGGTCTTCCAGCCAACCTGCGTCATGCGGCCACCGCCTCGTCGTCGTCGCTGTCGGAGTCGACCATTGCGAACTGCGGCGCGGCGGGAGCCTCCTGCGATAGGCCCAACTCAGCCATGAGAGCGCGCTCTACGGCTTGCTGCCGCAGGACGTCCTCCCAGTCAAGGCCCAGGCGGGCGCACTCAATCTGAAGGGTCGTCAGGCCCGCGCTTAGCTTGGTCTGGACGGCCGCCGCCTCCTTGGCGGGGTCGACCCACTTGCGCCCGTCGCCGATCCACTGAACCTGGCGAATCTCCTCGACGGTCACGTCGCGCAGGCGCGGGTCTCCGCGGAGCTTGGCGTCAGTGAGGGCGACTTCCCACTCCCAGGAGAGCAAGCCGTCAGCGAACGCCGTCCGCTCGGGGGCGTAGGTCCGCTCGTCCTCAATGAAGATGGTGCGGGCGCCGCTGTAGCTGATCCCGGCCCACGCGTGGAGGATCGCCTGGGGCGAAACCCCGACGCTCGCGCCGATCCGGCGGGCGAAGATCCACACGAGCGGGTCAAGCTCGCCAACCGGGAGGTTGGGGGAGAGCGTGGAGACCTGCTCACCCGGGAAGAGCTTGAAGAACATTCCCGGCTCAAGGCGTTGCTGTAGCTGATAGCCGAAGTCCTGCGCCGTGACCTCTAGCAGGTCGGACGTGTCCTCGCTCGACGTGATGAACACGGCCAAGCAAGCGGCGACCTGCCACCGCTTGAGCGCGGCGAGTAGCAGCAGGTCGAGGTCGTGGATGTCTTGGGCGCACGCGTGGAGCACCCCGACGGCTCGCGACTGCCCCGGGCGCAGAGCGCCCCGGCGCAGGAGCTTGCAGGAGCCGACGGGCACGCGCTCGAAGGCGTCGCTGCGCGACAGCGCGGGCATCGCGTGGGAGCCTGGGTGAGTCTTCATCACCCAGTACGCCACCACGCGCCCGAGGGCGTCTTTCTCGACGCCGTCGGAGATCCGGTGCCCCGTCTGAACCTTGGCGCCCGCGGGCGTCGCGATCCGCTCAGCCTCGACGGTCTCCAACCAGACCGGCTCCCCCGCCATGGCGGCAGGCTTGATCAGCACGTCGCCGTCGGTCTGTAGCGAGGTGTAGACGGTGTGCTGGTGCTGCGCGGGCGACGCCCAACCGTCCGCCGGGTGGAGCCGCTTGCTCAACTCGCCCCAGACGGCTTCCACCTTGCGGCTTTTCTCTCGGTCGGGGTCGCCCTTGGCGTTGGTGATCCGCGACTGGGGCCGCAGTGACGTGCCGATCACGTTGCGGGCCAGGAGCCGAATCACCCCGCCGCCGATCGAGTCGTCACGGTAGAGGGCTCGGTGGCGCTGGCGCAGGGTCTCCGCGCTCCCGCTGATCTGCGAGTCAGCGTCACCCGCCACAGCACCGAGCCATGGCGTCTTGCTCGGGCCGCTGGAGGCCGCCTTGTACTCGCGACGGGCGTATCCCATGGCGCGCAGGGTCAACTCCGCGGCCTTGCGGTACTCCGGGTCGCGGCACAGGCGCGCATGCACCCGGCGGGCGCGGGCCTTGGACGAGAACACCCCGACGACGGCGTCGGCCGCGCGCTCAAGCAGCGTCCCGCGCTCCCACTCAGCGACCATGGCTGAGCCCTGTGCGGATCATGCGGCGACGGTCGCCGCCGCTCTTCGATGCGGTTTCGAGCCCCTCCAGGAGCGCGGTTACCTCGCTGATCTGGTCAGCCATCTTGATAACGGCGCCGTCACCGCTGAACTCCGACGGGAGGCCCGCGAGGATCAGCTTGGCGCGCACCAGGTCGAGCTTGGCGGCCTCCCACCCCTCGGCGAGTACATGGACCTCGACCTCGTCAAGGACGGTCTGTAATCCGGCAACGGTGTAGAGGATCGCCACGCCCGAAGGCTAAGCGCACCTGCGACCGCTTGGATACACCGCATATCACAGATACGGGACGCGGTCTACCCGATCGCCTCCCGTTGCCGCTCAAGCAGGACCGCGAGCACCTTGCGGTGTGGCTTGCCGCGAGGGCAGGCGCAGGGGCGGCGGGGGCATGGCATCACCCGCCCGTCAACGATGTCCCCGTGCTCGTCCCGCTTGGTCGAGTGGTCGCACACCTGCTCCTCGCAGCGGCGGTCCCGATACCACCCCGCGCCGACGCAGGTCGGGCATACGGCAACGCCATCGAGCACCTTCACCCGGTGACCCGCACGGGCAGGCTCCATTTGTGTCGGCAACACTTGCACCGCAGGTACGCCGCCTTCGTGTGCGACCCAGCGGATACGGTCGAGACCGCCCGCCCGCCCGCCGGGGTCAGGACGCGCCGACACTTCGGGCACGGGAGCGCGGGCCGCTTGGCGTAGAACGCCGGGAACGGCTTGCCCTCGGGCCAGATCGCCCCCCGCTTGTGTAGCGCGACGTCGTGCCGCTCGACGGGCGCCTCGTGGTGTTGCACCTCGACCGGCTCCACCCGCGTCGGCGCGTCGTATCCGCGCCGCCAGGCCCGCTTGAGCGCCTTCGGGTGGAGCCCGTCGCCGCCAGACCGGCCAGCGCCAGAGGCCCGCGCCGCGCGCCCCAGGTCCCACGCCTCGGCGTTGAGCTTGCGCGTGTATGGGTTCACCCCCGCCCGATCGTCCATCCGTCCCCCTCGCCCTTGGCGTACTGTCGCCGCGCCCGTCGTCGTGTCCATGTTGGCTCCTCTCGCTGATCCAGCCGCGCCAGGTCAGCCGCCGGGATCTGATAGACCGCGCAATCCCACAGGTGGTTGGGATGCTTCTGCGCCCGCTTTTTCCACAGCCACTTGGTGCCCTTCGCGCTGACTTCCATCACCTTGTGCTCGCTCGCCATCTGTCGCTGATACGCGGCGTCGGCGGTCTCGTTCTCTTCCCACAGCACGGGCTCGTCGCTGCGAATCATGGCGGCCAGCCGGTCTTTGTAGTGCTCCGAGTTGACCAGGCGCAGCTCCACCTCGACGCTACCCCCTCGCCCCGGCGGGCTGTAGCGGGTCGTCGTCTCGCGCATGGGAGCGTCGAGCGGCGAGCGATTCGGCTGCCCCTTGAAGCACACGACCCGCGGATCGCGGGTCGCCAAGCGGTAGACGTCGTGCGTCCGTGAGCCGTCGGGCGTGATCATGCCGCCGCCCGTGTCAACGGCGAGGAGTTGCGGCCCCGCCTCAAGCCGCCCGCCGCCCTCGATCGGAAAGCGCGCATCAAGGGTCGCGGCCACGAGCTGCTCCTCGGAGTCGGCCCACCCCCACGCCAGGAGCCGCGAGCGCCCGCCCTTGCCCCAGGCCCGCACCATGTACCACCACCCCAAGCTCTGCGTGTCGGCGGTCGAAACGACCAGGAGCGCCCACGCAGGCACCACGCCCGCAGCGTACGTTGCGCGGCGACGGAACAGGCCCGCAGGCAGGGCGGCCCGCGCCTCCTTGTAGGGGCGGCCCAGGCTTCCCTTCCAGAACTCGCGCACGCTCTTCGGGTCCACCGCGTAAAGGTACTTCGCGACGAGGTCGCTGATCGTCGTCTCCCAGTGGTACAGCTCGCTGACATGGACCGCCACTCGCCGGTCCCGCTCGGCGCGCGGCTCCCCCTGCTCGTCCAACCAGGCGCACCGTGGGTCACCCATGGCGCGTTGCGGGTTGATCCGCCCTTCGCACTCGACGCAGGCCACCCAGGCGCTCTGCTCGCGCTTGACGACGTCGCCAAGGCGCACCCGGTCGTCGGGATCCTCGGGCGCGCTCGACGGGTCGCCCCCGGGCCATCGGGCGTTCGGCCACTCCAACGCCTGCAACGTCCCGCAGTCGGGGCAGGGGACGCGGTACGCCAACTTGCACGGGATCTGATCATGGAGGACGCAGATTTCGTCCGCCTCGTGCTCCGGCGACGACAGGACGACCAACAGCGCGCGACGCCCAAACGTCTTGAGCCGCTCGCGGGCGTAGTCAAGGCGGCCCGCCTTGTACTTCGCAGCCTCGTCCAGGATCACCCGCCGTTGCGGGTCGGAGCTGAGCGACTGGAGCGAGCCGCTCCACCCAATCGCTACCTCCATGCCGTTCGTCAGCGCCATTGCCAGGAGCGTCGTGTCATGGGACCGCTCGCTGACCAGGGGCCGGAGCGCGGGCGAGGAGTCGAACATCCACTGCAACTTGCGCATGCCCTTCTCGGCCGCCGGGCGAATCGTCATCACCCATTGCACGGGGCCGGGATCGAGGTCGGCCCACTGGCCGACGGCGTTGCGCACCAGCTCGCTGACGCCCGTTTGCGCACACTTTAGGATCGCGATCTCGTCCACGGTCGGATCGGTGAGCAACTGGAGCAGCCCGACCATCCACGAGGCGAGGTGCTGCCACTTCCCCGGGTGTTGCGGGCTCTCGCGGAACGACAGGACGCGGTTGGCCGCCGCCCACTCGGCCCCGTCGAGGCGCGGCCGCGGACCCCAGGCCCGGCGCTCGCGGTCGGTCCATGGGGAGGCCGCCGCGCTCAACGCCGCCGCCTCCGCCGCCGGCCGGTCGCGCGCCGGGCGTGGGCGGCCTGCACGACGAGCGACGCCAGCACCCACAGCATCACGACCAACGCCAGCGGCACCACGACCAGCGACCCCGCGCCCGCCTCCACCTGGGTCAGCCCCTGGAACGCAATCGCGAACAGGGCCCCGCCCATGAAGTCGCTAAGAACGAGCCAACGCCATCGCGGGCTCATCGCCGCCGCCCGGTCACGCGCACGACCCCGGCGGCGATCGACACGAACACCCACGCCACCGCAACGTCGGAGAGCACCCCGCCCAGGTGAGCGCCGTCGCGCTTCGCGCAGGTGCAAGGCCCGAGCCTCACGCGGGCGCGTCCAGCAACACGAGCAGCCGCCGGATGGCGTGCATGCGCTCGTGCGCCCGCTTGGCGCCGCTGATCTCGCTCCGGCTGAACCACGCGCACCGAGCCCAGGCCGAGCCGCACGCCACCACGACCATCGGGGTGCCGTCGCCCTCCTCCTGGACGACGATCGCGCCTACGGGGATCGTCCGACCGTAGTCAGCCACGCGCAAACTCCTCCTGCACCGCGTCAAGCTCCCGCTCAAGCAGGCCGTAGACGCGGTCGTACAACTCGCCAGCGTCGAGGCCCTGCCCGAATAACCCGGCGATCCGCTGGGACAGCTTGCCCGGCAACGCCTGATGCACGGCCTTGACGGCGTGCACCTTACGCAGCGTCGCCCGTTGGCACTCGGCGACGTCGTGCAGGTCGCCGGTCTCCACCGCCTCGATCCTCGCGCGCTTGTCCCGGTCGAGCTGCTTGATCTGCAGGTTGACGCGCAGCGTCATGGCTGCGATCTGGGCCGGGGTCAGCTTGTCCGCGGCGGTCGCGGGCTTCCCGGCGGGGGCCGCCGCTGACCCGCTCGCCGCCGCCGCCGTCAGGAGCCGCGATGACACCGTGGGCGGCCCCCGCTGCCCCGTGCGCCCGACCGCCTGCATCCAGGCCACTACCGCCTCGTAGTCGAACCACAGCTTGCCCCGGGCGCCCTTGCCCCTCCGCTCGTGCGGGCAGCCCGCCTTGATCCACCGCTGGAGCGTCCGCCGGTTCTGCCCGAGCCGCTCCGCGGTCGCGTTGAGATCCTGGAGGGCCAACCCCTACTCTGCGGCCCAGGCGGGCTCCAGCTCCGGGACGGCGGGCGGCGCGAGGGCGGGCACGGGTGGCGCCTCCGCGAGCGCCGCCGCCGGGCCAAGCGTGGCCGCCAGGTCGACGCCCACCGTGCCGGTGAAGCTCACCCGCACGCCGTCGACCCCGCCTGACTCCTCCAGGAGCCCCTCGGGCGCCACGTAGGCCACCGCCGCCTGCCACGCCGCCGCCGCCGGAGCGATCAGCGCGTTGGCCTGCTCCACCAGAGGCCGCGCCTCGCGTTGCGCACGGTTGAGCCCCTGCGTAGCCATCAGCAGGTAGTGCGCGTCCTTGCCGTCAACGGTCAACATGCGGCCTCCGTGTGGTGTCGCGGGCTCTCGGCGGGTTGCCGGGGCAGCTCCGCTAAGTTATTGGCGCTAGGATACTTGCGTGGTGCGACAAATGTCGCACCCCAAACCCGGGGCCGCCCGACCCGCCCGAAACACCCCCTACCCCCACTCAAATACCCGTTCCCCCTATCACAAGCAAGGCCCGTACCAGCCAAATATTTTGTGGAGGCCAAATTTCCACGGGAGGGGACCC